AATGACACCGTAGTTGTAGGGGTACTTGCGTGACATGGGTTTATGAATCGTCGGGTCCCTTTGTCTGGCCCATTTGAAGAGTGGTTGCGCCAATGGCATGAGCACCTCGTCGACGTCAACTGCCACACGATTCATTTCAATACGATCAGCTTAATTTTTTATATTCGCTAACAGTAATGAACTCTATCATTACAAGTTATAAAACAAAGTCAAAGGACGCCGGGCGCATCGCCGCTCGCATCGAAATGCTCGTTGCGCGACACAAGAAGGTGGGGATTACCCCCGAAAATATGTTTGGAATTGTTTCGGGTATCGTTACAGAAGTGCATAACATCAGAGGACTCACGGGACCTGATAAAAAGGCTCTTGTGGTTGATCTTGTGCACAGCGTCGTCGAACAGATTGACGAGGGTGAGAAGGACAGCGAGCTTGAGAAAATCCTCAAGGACATTGTCCCTCCCATGATTGACGCTCTCGTTGCAATGCTAAAAGTTAACAATCGCTGCGGTTGCTTCTAAGCACCGTATACCTTGATTTCAAAGGTATCCTCAGCGATGTCCGGCATGTTCTCGGTTTCTGGAAACTCCAGCTTATAGGCCGAGACAATGTCTCCGGGCACATTTGGAGCGTCCTGCTGCATGCGGTCATACTCCTTGGCGGCCCATGTGCTGAGTTCATCGGCTGGGCGACGATCCTCGCGACCCATGCCCAGCTCGAGTGTCATGGCCCGGTAGAAGCTTCCAAACTGCTTGGCGATGCTGCCGTGTTCGGCGGACTTTTCCTCGGCGTTGTAGAACTTCTTCATGGACTGCACAAAGGATGCGAGGAGGCCGACGGCTCCCAGGGTGTAGGCGATGGCGTCGCTCTGGGCCATGCCCGCGCTTCCGAAGGCGGCGGCGCTGGCGAGGGTGGTCAGTGAGATACCGGCGATGGTCAGACGGTCGGCGAGTGTCTTCCACTTTCCGGCGGCCTTGCCGTGCATCCACCGGAGACCGGCGGCCTTCTCTCCCCATGACTTCATGATGTCCTCCATGTGCGGAGACCATGACGCGGCGTTGATCTTCTTCTTGAGCCCACCGAGCTCTGCGGTCTTGAGGGCCTCTTGCTGTTCCACGGACAGTTCTGAATGCATTATACATTGCTAAAAGAAATTTATTCATAGTCCCTGACACACAGACCAACCGGAAACCGTGGTATACCGTCGTGTGTGAGATTTTGAAACTGCACGGTCATGTATGCACCCATGTAGTTGGACGCATTCTTGTACCACTCCTTGCGTTTCTCGTATGTCCCCTTCGGCCTTACCGAGAACCGCTGACCCTTTTTCGTCTCACAGACCCATATGACCGTTCCCTTGTCCTTTCCCTGAGCTTCCTCGTAGTCCACGAGTCGGTACTCCTCGGTCTGAAATGTCTTGTGTTTGAGCAGGTAATTACTTCTCTGTGCGACGGTGTAGGGTGCATTGAGATCTCGTATCATTATACCCTCGTGTCCTTGTCGAACATATTCGTCATGAAGAGGGGTTACCCTTGACTTGTCGTGAACAATCTTCGTGGGTACGACATGCACATACTGGGTCTTCTTCTGTTTGAACATCTGGGTGAGTTTTTTCAGACGTTGCTCATAGGGTTCATCCGGGTTCTGTATGGTGAAATAATCAAAGACGTGAAAATGAATCGACTGAATGTCCTTGGCGTGTACGTTTCTGAAGAGCCCGGTGATCTCCTCGAACGTTTTGTCCGATGCAAAGTTTTCGCCGTCGAGTACATCGCCCTCGGTCAGAAGATCCTCCACTTCGCGAGTTATGTGATCCATATGCGACACCACCTTGCCGGTTCGGGACATCGCAAACAGCGCACCGTTTCGCTTTCCGATCAGCATACGAACACCGTCCAGCTTGGGTTGGACCGCAAAGGGTTCGTCTATTTTGCCGTTCCACTTGTTGGCCAGCATGGGGAGTAGAATCGGCTCGACATCGCGACTTTCGCTGTAGCCCATGTCCTTCTGTTTCTTCCACGCACTCCGGGCTTCCGATAAAGCCTGCTGCTGCGGAGTGGTTTCGTTCTTCTTTCCTATGTTTTTGCCCTTCTCGATGGTTTTCGTGGTTACAACCTCCTTTCCACCCTCCTGACCATACCTTCGAATGATAGTAGAGTCCTGCACCGCTATCGACCAGTACCGCTGTTTTCCAGATTTGTACAACACCGGAAACTCCATTTACAGTGTATCGCCGTAGAACCTTAAGACATGATTTCGTCCACGATCGAATACTTTTTGCACATCGAGGCATCAAGGTATATATCCCTCTTGAGCATCTTGTTGAGTTTTCGAGAGGGTAATCGAGTCTTGGATTCGTAAATGGACCGAATACTTTTCATGAACTTGTCGCAGTTCTTCATTTCGTCCCTGAGTTCTTCGTATTTTCCCCAAAAACCGTCGGTCGCCAGCTGATGAATGAGCACATATCCATGAGCCCCTATGGCTCTTCGATGCCCGGCGAGCAACAGGAAGGTGGCCGCACTCGCGCAGCATCCGTCCGCCACGGTCGTCACATGAAGCCTGGACCGACTGATATGATCCATCGCGCTAAATCCGGCAAAGACATCTCCACCGTCGCTGCGAATAAACAATCGTATTTTCGGTGTGTACCCCTGAAGGTCGACGGCCTGTTTGAGGAGCTTGTTCTCAAGTTTCTTGAGGTTGGTAACAAGTTCCTGGATACTTTCTTCGTCGATGGGTCCCGTGAAGAATACATCGGTCCCCACGACCTCCACGACCTCGCCGCTCTCTTCTTCCTCCTCAGGTTCTGGCTTTTTTGAGAGCATCCTTTACCTTTTGAATGTTTTTTGGTTTTAATTTGTTTTGAAAGGATAGATGGTTTATGGTATCTATGTCGCTGAGTGTGATGTTGTAGTCGGAAAAATTCAGGGTTTTGAATATGAGAATGAGAGAATCTATATCTAGATTAAACTTGTTGCGCGATAGAATGGAGTTGACTCGTTTTCGACGCATTCTAAAATTGTTATACTTGGTCCAAGAACTCCCTGGGCGTATATCAGATTCGCGGATGGAACCGTCTATGTACGCGACGGGGAGGGTGATTCCGTGGTGTATAAGGTAGGGCAGGAGGTCCCAGTTCCCCTTGTATATATTGGTGTCATATATATCGGCTATAGATAGGTTCTCCATGATGTCCACATAGTGCGGCGTTTTCGCGAGATGATAGTTCTCGTGTATGATTGACCACATGTATCCGTGGTCGTCATACCTATCGGTGGGTGCATCCTTCGATGAAAGCATGGTGTGTACATGGGATTTGGGGGTCACAAAGATGTCACGAGCATCCGAATCTAGCAAACAGTTTCGAATGTTTCCGTTCTTGTAAAGGTCGAGACGACCGCCTATTTCCCGAACGATCTCAGGGTCCAGTGGTGGCACGTGAATACAGTCGCAAAAGTCTATATTTTTGATGTTTCTCGTGACTATGACAAGAGCTCCACCGGAGAGTCGTTTTCCATTCTTTATCAGCGTCGACAGATCGTTCCACACGGTGGCGTCCATATAGTTGTCGTCTATCAGGATGTTGCATGTCGAGTACCTCAACCGTTCCAAAAAGTCGCTCGACCCCTTGATTTGCTCGGGTTGAAGATCTATGTAGTTCCTCAATGTGTTTCGAACTATGTATGTCTTCCCGACACCCGAATCGCCGTACAAACACACGAAACCCTTGGAATCTATGATTTCGCAGAGCGATTTCACTATATCCGAACGCCCAGGAATATTATGTCTCTTCATAGTAGTTATATATCTGTCCATGAGTGCCGATTTCACTACAGAAGCTCTGGAAATGTTTTTCGATAATAAGACAGTCAAAGAAAAGTTTATAAAACCCACAAAGACTATTTTATACGGTGGATGTGTCTTTAACTTCTTGGTCTTCCTGATGTTGTTGTTCATCATCGTCAAGTTGATCCTTGTCGGACAAAGCATCAAAAAACTTGGGTTGAGCGCCTGACACCAGGTTCCTGCTCTTGAGGCTTTGAAGCTCCTTGACTACCTCTATCTTTCGCAGTTCGGCCGGATCCTTGCGGAAGCTCTTGAAGGTCTTTTGGACCTTTGTGACTGTCTGGCTTTCCCTGATGCTGTCGAAGATGGACATGGGTTTTATGTCTGATATTTCGGGTTTTTCGATATCCGTGGTATTCTTAAATTTGCTCTCAAAGTTTTTGAGGATATACGCAGGGAGTGGTGGCGATTGTTCGATGAGTCGGTCGTACTCGGAGCTGCACCGTTCAACCATAGACCCGCCGCTCTGACTTCGTTTGTGTATGGGGAGGTCCAGCTCCAGACGGATCGTTCTGGCGAGTTTTCCGTATGATATAGAACTGACCCTGTGACTCTCCATGAGTTCGCTGACTTTGAGAAACTGTGCTAATGTGGTCATGATGGCGCATAAAAGATTGAGACCACCGATGACCGGTGGAACCAGATACTGCACACTTTCCGGAAAGGTGTCTTGTGCAAAGTTGGCTGTTCCGGTCACGGTGCTCATGACGATTATGGGTAACATGAAATTCAGATTCATACGTTTGTACTTGTGATACGCCTTGGAATGCATATACCTGTAACATGAGCATGCCTCACCCCAATTTTTCAAGATAACCTCTTGTTGTTGGTGCCACTCCATTATTATCCCGGCACATATTAAATGAAAGTGCTCCTGCAAAAAAATCCGACACCCGTGAAAAAGTGGCGTGTCACCTTAGAGGACGGAACGAAGGTTGACTTTGGTCAAAGGGGGTACTCGGACTATACCATACATAAAAACCCCATGAGAATGAGATCCTACGTTCGGCGACACGGGGGACGAATTCCCAGCAGCGTGGAGCGCCTCGAGGATCCCGCACTGGTTCAAAAGGCCATGCTCGGCGTCCGAAGGAGTTCCCGCGAGGACTGGTCCGACCCCCGCACACCGGGCTTCTGGTCGCGGTGGCTCCTATGGAGTCAGCCAACGATCGACGACGCCAAAAGAACTATAAAAGAATTATTCGGTTACACTATAAAATGATACGTAGAGAACTTTTGATGCTATCAACACTCCCAGCGACGGAGTGGCTAAAAATAAACCCACGTGTGGCCTCACCAAACCCCCGCTACAAGTACAAGTGGATCAGGGACGAGGCCATATGTATGAGAACTATTCTGACCGGTGTGCGCAGAGGGGTTATAGATAGGAAAATGGGCACTTCGGTGCTCCGGGGCTATCTCGTAACGACCAAAAGCGACCAGATGTATGATCTGGGTGAGCCCAAGTTCGAACTGGACGGAACGCCCTTTAGGGGTCCCTGGGCTCGACCGCAGAACGATGGACCGGCCCTCAGAGCTCTATCGCAGATGCACATATCAATGTACACCGGCGATTTCACAGAAACGTGGCACTCCAACATAACAACTGATCTAGACTATGTAGCCGAACACTGTATGGATGAGTCCTATGACCTCTGGGAAGAACGAAAGGGTGTACACCCGTTCAATCTCATGGTGTACGCCAAGGCCCTACGAAGCGGTAAAATACTCGCACCGACCATGGAACAACGGGAAAAATACCAAAAGGCCTATGATGACATAGTTCACTACAGACCCGCAACCGTGCGTTTGGATTCCTCGTTGATCATGGGATGTCTCTACGGCGATAGACTTTTTTTCACCCAGGATGAAATTCTGGACATCAAGGAGACTCTCAAGAAGACGTTCAAGGAAGAGTATAGCATCAATAAAAACGCCGATGCCGTTTTATATGGACGCTACCCGAATGATACCTACGATGGATATGCAACAGATGGTTTGGGGAATCCGTGGATACTCGTTACCTGTTGTATAGCCGAATACTTGGCAAAAGTCGGCGACGTCGAGGAGGCCAAGGCCATGCTCGACCGCGTCAAGAGTTTTGGCCCCTGGTACTCTGAACAGATTCACAGAGACACGGGGCTTATGACCGGCGTCGAGGATCTCTCGTGGTCCTACGCCAGTTTGGTTTCGGCCGAGGACTATCTGCTTCGACCCTGAAAATACACACGACCGTTTCCAGCCTCCGCCTTACCACCCATTGCAAGAAAGGCAAACAGAATCAGAATGATCCCGCAGACACATGCAATTGATACCATAGCAAACGGTCCCGTCCAAGCTGAAATAAGGGTAGCAAACCCTGTCTTTTTGTCTTTTATCTTCTGTTCGAGATCCGCAACAGAATTTGTTAGGTTTTTATTTTGCATGAGCGTATTGGTTACTTTTGACGCAAGTTGCATAGACGCCAGACTTAGCGCCATGTCGTTCGTGAAATTACATTCTGGTAGGTCCTCGTCGTTACACTCTAGCAATATATCAGGTGGGAGTAGTGCCGCTGTACCTGAGTCAGCCATTCGTTGACAAAATGTTCTCGCATCAACAGTATAGTTCTTGAATTCCTGGGCCTGAATTTGCCTGACGTTAGTGAATACTTCGTTGATCGTTTCGGATGTTATTTTCGTTTTGAGAGTATTTTTTATTTCATTCCTTATGTCAGTTATGTCCGAACTAAAAGCCATCGCGCCAAGCTCAGTTTCTCTATCGATACTGTTCTTTAATTTGGATTCTAGTTTATTTGCTATCTCGCTTATGAATTGAGTTGTATCCTGTTGGTTAACATCCTGTAACACATATATATCAACGTTTGCAATATTTGCGACGTTCACTTTACAGCCTTTTATAACAGTATCATTGAAACTTATGTTCTGTGCGGTGGTCACACCCGTGCTTTTCTTGGTAGCATTTTTCTGGACAAGTTCGAATGAGGTCTCATTCACGACTTCGTTTATTACTCTGGTTTTGCTGAAACTGGCTCCCATATTATTTTCTATGTAGAAAATAAAATGGGACAAGCAGCAAGTGCTAGTATAGCAGGATCTAAAGACGATATAGCAGAGCTCGTCTATACAGACGGCGTTGGTCAAAATATCAAAGTACAGGGTAAATATATGTATCCCCGGAGCGGTGATTATCATGCCGATACAAGCGATCTGAAATGGAACTGGACTTGGGATCCACACCTAGGCGAGATAAGGAACGGGGATAAGTGTCTTTCGGTTAAAGGAGGAGACATCAAAGATGGCAATTATGTGCATATGTTTACGTGTGGTGAAGGGAAGCACCAGTTCTGGGACTATGACCCCGGTACAGGGCACCTCAGACCAAAAAAAGACATGGATAAAAATGTTTGTCTGAATAGAGAGCCTGACGGTAAAATCAAGCTGCGGGACTGTAAGAATGTGTCCAGACAAAAGTTTACCCTTAGTGAACCTAAACCGGATATTGTCTATGTTGATGTATGGAACCGTGAAAAAGGAGATCCAGTCGACGGAAATACGAAAGGAATGAAAGGATCGAGGTTTGCAGGTCGCCAGGGGCTTTCGAACTGTCGCTGGGAGAAGGACTGTGGAATCCCGCTTAGATCTATGTTAGTATACGCCGACGGCGGTGCTGGTACCACGAGGGGGTACTATCTCCATCCAAATTCTTCAAAAACAAAGTACATAGAAGATAGCAGCACAACCGGTAAACCATGTCCAGACGTAAGTGGTAGTATGGTTACACTGGCATCCTATCACCCGGACATTAAATTCAGACTCGGATGTCGTTACAAGAATGTTAATGCAGACTTTCTCAGGAAACTGTCAAAAAAGTCTGTGGCCAAAAAGGCGGGGTACGATGGACTCTCGATATACGACCAATATATCCATGGAACGGACAGTGTAAAGGGATATTGTGCGGCGGTTGATAATGGCACTGTCGTCGTAGATGACAATGGAGATACATGCGCAGACAAGATGTACAAAGCCGGAAAGCATGATATGGTTAAAAAGATATGCGAAGAATTCCCAGATATCAAGGGTTGTTCGTGTTACAACGTTCATAGACCCGGTTTCTGCGACAAACCCGAGAATGCAACAAAACCCGGGTGTGCTGGTTTGATAGATCATACCAAGGTTTTACAGGAAATTGCGGATCTAGGTAAAATTGATGCGCGAGTACTTACAAGCGGTGGGCCAAATTGTATTTACGGACAAGCCTGTTTCGAAAGCGGTGTATACAAAAGACCGGACGAAGCCAAATGTCAACAAGCTTATAGCATATGTGCACAAAATATATCTGGTCTTACAGCAGATCAAATGGGAACTATTAAAAACGTGTGTGAGTTTTCTGAGGACGGTGAATTAGCACCCGCACCAGGAGCGGACCCAGACGATGACGATGACGATGAAGAATCGAACACATACACACCCCCACCAGACGATGACGATGACGATGACGATGACGATGGCGATGGCGATGGCGATGACGATGACGATGGCGATGGCGATGACGATGGCGACGACGAATCGAACACAGGATTGTATTGGGGTATTGGCGCCGCGGGAGTATCTATTTTATGTATGTGTTTGGTAATGATAATAGTTCTAATATTTGCTATGCGGTAGTGCGGTTCTGTAAATTTTTGCAGTGTACGCGCCTTCTCTTCCGGTTATGGTGACATCTTCACCGCCATAGAGTTCCTGGCACCCTATGTCCTCCGTGCAGTCACGGTCCTTGTAGTAGATAGGTAGTGAATAGGCCTGTTCGCCTGGTGTTGTAGTGTAGTAGTTATAGTTGTCTCTGTAGGCTCGAGTTTGTCGGCCATACAGAGGGAGCACTTCTGACTCTTTTATCAAGAGTCCCATCTGTTGATACTGTGGAGGTTTGTATGTTTTGTAGGGAGGGGGTGAAGACGTAACCGGAACGGGTACTGTCACAGTCTTTTTCACAATGACAACCTCTTGGCGCTTCTGAAACACTATGAGCGCAACTATAATTAAAAGAGCTATAAAGACGGCTATCATTTCTTTATCAGTAATGCAGATTATAATCGGCATCGACATCGGGTATAGTAATCTAGGGTTTGTAAAGTCGACGCTCACGGATTCCTTTGAAGTACGGATTGATATGGTGGATCTCGTGAACATCAGGGCTTTACCGCATCATAGAATTCCTAGGAATCGGTGCACCCTTTATCACACCAACGAGATAAGCGATCTTATTGCGCACTTTATCCAGGAATACAGACCCATTCTGGACGAGGCCGATGTCATTCTATTGGAGCGACAGCCGCCGGGTGGTTTAACAAACATAGAGGCCCTATTGTTCTACGAATTCAGAAACAAGTGCGTTCTCATTTCCCCCAATGCGATGCACGCTCACTTTAGTATAGGAACACTCGACTATGAACACAGGAAGAGAGAGACCACGAGGATAGCGCAACAATACTGGAATCTGGAACAGTTTGATAGAAAACATGACATAGCCGATGCTATATGTATGATACTCTACCACACTCACAAAGATCGAAGGCGTCACAAGATGAAGACACATCTACCATTTGAGGAATTCAGATACTTGCCTCAGTTAATTTCTGAACACAAAATAACAGATGGGTAGTGTCTACGCACCTCCAAAGTATTTCAAGGGTCTCACACCCGAAGAAGTTCGTATCCGATACAAACGGATTCTCGAGGGTTCTAGGTCAAAGTCCAATGATCCAAGAGCATATAGACCGTTCAAGACCGATAAGAACAAACCTGTACGACCTTCAAAGTACACGATTGCCTTTGAGAAAAAGTACCCAGATGCAGATAGTCTTGCGGAAAAGGCCAAGGTCACCGGAGTTCCGTTTGATATCATCAAGAAAGTATACAACAAAGGTCTGGCGGCGTGGAGAACTGGACACCGCCCCGGTGCTAGTCAACAGGCGTGGGGATATGCCAGAGTGCATAGTTTTTTAATGAAGGGGTGCACGTTC